CATCGTCAATAACGAAGGCGAGAGCACTATCACCAATGGCGGCACCGGCACTCAGATCAACGGTAACGACGCCACCGCGAATAACAGTGGAAAAACCACTGTTGATGGAAAAGATTCCACGGGTACCAAAATCGCGGGCAATATCGGCATTGTAAATCTGGATGGTAGCCTGACTGTTACAGGCGGTGCGCATGGTGTTGAGAACATTGGTGACAACGGCACGGTTAACAACAAAGGAGATATTGTTGTTTCCGATACTGGATCGATTGGCGTGCTCATCAACGGTGAGGGGGCAACAGTATCCAATACGGGTGATGTTAACGTTAGCAATGAAGCGACAGGGTTCAGCATCACAACCAACAGTGGGAAGGTTTCGCTGGCAGGCAGTATGCAGGTTGGCGATTTCTCGACCGGGGTAGATCTTAATGGCAACAATAACAGCGTGACGCTGGCGGCAAAAGATCTAAAAGTGGTCGGGCAGAAAGCGACGGGCATAAACGTTTCTGGCGATGCGAATACAGTGAATATCACTGGTAACGTTCTGGTTGATAAGGATAAAACCGCAGACAATGCGGCGGAATATTTCTTCGATCCATCCGTGGGTATCAACGTTTACGGCAGTGATAATAACGTGACGCTGGATGGAAAGTTAACTGTTGTATCAGACAGTGAGGTTACTTCTCGTCAGAGTAATTTATTTGATGGCAGCGCAGAGAAAACGTCAGGTCTGGTTGTGATTGGCGATGGCAATACCGTTAATATGAATGGTGGACTTGAACTGATTGGAGAGAAAAACGCGCTTGCAGATGGGTCGCAGGTTGCTTCCTTGCGCACAGGATATAGTTATACCAGCGTTATTGTCGTTAGTGGTGAGTCGTCGGTATATCTGAATGGAGATACGACAATCAGCGGAGAATTCCCTCTGGGGTTTGCCGGGGTTATTCGGGTACAGGATAAAGCTTTGCTGGAAATTGGCAGTGGCGCTACGCTAACAATGCAGGATATTGACAGTTTTGAACATCATGGGACAAGAACCCCAGAACTTACTTATGCTGATTCCGGTGCGAAAATTGTTAATAAAGGTACTGTTGAAATTCAGAATTTAGGTTTTGCTTTTGTTACTGGTGAAAATACAACAGGTATAAATAGTGGCACGATCTCGTTATTACAAAATGGTAAAGATCCGGCACCGTCTCCCATTGTTTTACTGGCTACTAACGGAGGGAGCGCCACTAATGCAGGTACGATCACAGGTAAAGTGACGGAACAACATAGCGTATTTAACAAGTATTCAACGGGCACATCGAATTCATTTATTTTTAATAACGATGTCAGTAGCATAACAGGGTTAGTCGCTCAATCGAATAGCACAATTATCAATACTGACAGCGGCATCATTGATTTGTATGGTCGTGGTAGTGTCGGCATGCTTGCTATAGCAGATTCAACAGCAGAAAATCAGGGTAAAATTACACTGGATTCTATGTGGGTACATGCAAATGACACTACCGCAATGCGAGATATAGCTAGCAACAGCGCCATTGACTTCGGTACAGGTGTGGGAGTTGGTACTGATAGTTATAGTGGTGCAGGGAAAAATGCAACAGCAATTAACCAATTGGGCGGTGTTATAACTATTTATAACGCCGGCGCAGGTATGGCGGCCTATGGCGCCAGCAATACAGTTATTAACCAGGGGACGATTAACCTCGAAAAAAATGGTAATTATGACGATAGTCTGGCAGCAAATACTCTGGTAGGGATGGCTGTTTATGAGCATGGTACTGCTATCAACGACCAGACGGGTGTTATCAATATCAATGTTGGTACTGGTCAGGCGTTTTATAACGATGGCACAGGAACAATTGTTAACTATGGTACAATCTGCACTTTCGGCGTGTGCCAATCGGGGAATGAGTACAATAATACAGATGATTTCACCTCACTGATCTATACCGGTGGCGATACGATTACACGAAGCGGAGAAACTGTAACGCTAAATAAATCTGCTGCTGTGACTGATAAGCTGGCTGGGAATGTTGTTAATAGCGGAACGCTTTCCGGTGATCAAATTACGGTATCAAGCGGTCTTCTGGAAAATACCAGCGGTGGCATCATCAATAACTTAGTAAAACTTGACAAGGGTGCCGTCATTAAAAATGCCGGGGTGATGACGAATAACGTCGATGTTAGCGGTGGAATCCTCAATAATGCCGGAGAAATGACTGCGCAAATTACCATGAATGCTGGTGCTGATAGTTCGTTAGTGAACAACACCGGAACCATCAATAAAATCGTGCAGAACGCGGGGGTATTCAATAATAGTGGCAGTGTAACAGGGCGGATGATGTCGGCTGGCGGGGTCTTTAATAATCAAACTGACGGGGCGATTATGAGAGGTGCTGCGCTGACAGGTACTGCAGTGGCAAATAACGAAGGAACCTGGAACCTCGGAAGTAGTAGTGAGGGTAACAACACCGGGATGCTGGAAGTTAATAATAATTCAGCTTTCAATAACCGCGGCGAGTTTATTCTTGATAACGACAAGAATGCTGTGCACATCAACCAGTCCGGTACGCTTTATAATACCGGTCACATGAACATCAGTAATTCTTCCCACAACGGAGCCGTTAATATGTGGGGCGGAAATGGTCGTTTTATCAATGACGGAACGATTGATGTTTCTGCGAAGTCACTGGTAGTCAGCGCTAATAATGCCGGCGATCAGAATGCCTTCTTCTGGAACCAGGATAACGGGGTCATCAACTTCGATCACGACAGCGCCAGTGCCGTGAAAGTCACCCACAGCAACTTTATTGCCCAGAATGACGGCATCATGAACATCAGCGGCACCGGTGCTGTGGCTATGGAAGGTGATAAGAACGCGCAGCTGGTTAACAATGGCACCATCAACCTCGGTACCGCAGGCACTACTGACACGGGTATGATCGGTATGCAACTCGATGCCAACGCCACGGCGGATGCGGTAATCGAAAACAACGGCACCATCAATATCTTCGCCAATGACTCGTTTGCATTTAGCGTACTGGGTACAGTAGGTCATGTGGTTAACAACGGCACGGTGGTGATTGCCGATGGGGTTACGGGTTCTGGACTGATCAAGCAGGGCGACAGCATCAATGTTGAAGGTATGAACGGTAACAACGGTAATAGCAGCGAAGTGCATTATGGCGACTATACGTTGCCGGATGTGCCGAAGCCCAATACGGTTAGTGTAACGTCGGGAAGTGATGAGGCTGGTGGCAGCATGAACAACCTCAACGGCTATGTCGTCGGTACCAACGTTAACGGCAGCGCCGGGAAGCTGAAGGTTAACAATGCCAGCATGAACGGCGTGGAGATTAACACGGGCTTTACCGCTGGTACGGCAGACACCACTGTGAGTTTTGATAACGTAGTGGAAGGTAGCAACCTGACCGACGCTGACGCCATCACCTCAACGTCCGTGGTATGGACTGCCAAAGGCAGCACCGATGCCAGCGGTAACGTTGACGTCACCATGAGCAAAAATGCCTACACCGATGTGGCAACAGATGCCTCGGTGAATGACATCGCGAAAGCACTGGATGCGGGTTACACCAACAACGAACTGTTTACCAGCCTGAACGTCGGCACGACTGCTGAACTGAACAGTGCTCTGAAACAGGTCAGCGGTAGCCAGGCGACCACGGTATTCCGCGAAGCGCGCGTGTTAAGCAACCGCTTTAGTATGCTGGCAGATGCCGCGCCGAAAGTGGGTAACGGTCTGGCGTTCAACGTTGTCGCGAAAGGCGATCCGCGTGCCGAGTTAGGTAATAATACCGAATACGACATGCTGGCATTGCGTAAAACTATCGACCTGAGCGAAAGCCAGACGATGAGTCTGGAGTACGGTATCGCTCGTCTCGATGGTGATGGTGCGCAGAAAGCGGGTGATAATGGCGTTACAGGCGGTTATAGCCAGTTTTTTGGCCTGAAACATCAGATGTCGTTCGATAACGGCATGAACTGGAATAACGCCTTGCGTTACGACGTTCACAACCTTGACAGCAGCCGCTCGATTGCATTTGGCAACACGAACAAAACGGCTGATACCGACGTGAAACAGCAGTACCTGGAGTTCCGCAGCGAAGGGGCGAAGACTTTCGAACCGAGCGAAGGACTGAAGGTTACGCCATATGCGGGTGTAAAACTGCGTCACACACTGGAAGGTGGCTATCAGGAGCGCAATGCCGGAGACTTTAACCTGAATATGAACAGTGGCAGCGAAACGGCGGTGGACAGCATCGTCGGGCTGAAACTGGACTACGCAGGTAAAGACGGCTGGAGCGCTAGCGCTACGCTGGAAGGCGGGCCGAACCTGAGCTACGCGAAGAGCCAGCGTACGGCAAGCCTGGCAGGCGCAGGCAGTCAGCACTTTAACGTCGATGACGGTCAGAAGGGCGGCGGCATCAATAGCCTGACAAGCGTCGGCGTGAAGTACAGCAGCAAAGAAAGTTCGCTGAATCTGGATGCGTACAACTGGAAAGAGGATGGCATCAGCGATAAAGGCGTGATGCTGAACTTTAAGAAAACGTTCTAATTTTTAGCATGTGATCCCTAAACCGCAACGCTGATACAGGTTGCGGTTTTTTTATTGCCGGATGTGGTACGTGACGCGTTTTGTTTTGTGTCTTTCAGGACAATAGAGCAACTCATCCAGTAATCTTGTTTACACCTTCGCATTATTTATCTCTTTTCGTTTCTATACTGATTTTTCTTAATCCGTTTTATTACAGGGCAGGGTGCGATGAGCAGCAATACATTTACTCTCGGTACAAAATCCGTTAACCGTCTTGGTTATGGCGCGATGCAACTGGCAGGTCCTGGAGTTTTTGGCCCCCCACGAGATCGCCACGTCGCTATAACCGTGCTGCGTGAGGCGCTGGCATTGGGCGTCAATCATATTGATACCAGCGACTTTTATGGTCCGCACGTCACCAATCAGATTATCCGCGAAGCGCTTTATCCTTACTCTGACGACCTGACAATTGTCACTAAAATTGGTGCGCGGCGTGGAGAGGACGCATCCTGGTTGCCCGCATTTTCTCCTGCAGAGCTGCAAAAAGCGGTGCACGATAATCTACGTAATCTCGGGCTGGACGTGCTGGATGTGGTTAACCTGCGCGTTATGATGGGGGATGGTCATGGCCCAGCGGAAGGATCGATTGAGGCCAGCCTGACCGTGCTGGCAGAGATGCAACAACAAGGCCTGGTAAAACATATTGGCCTGAGCAACGTCACACCGACGCAGGTTGCAGAGGCGCGCAAGATTGCCGAAATTGTCTGTGTGCAAAACGAATACAACATCGCGCACCGTGCTGATGATGCAATGATTGATGCTTTGGCCCACGATGGCATTGCCTACGTGCCGTTCTTCCCGCTCGGGGGCTTTACACCGCTGCAATCGTCCACACTTTCCGATGTTGCTGCGAGCCTGGGTGCAACACCAATGCAGGTGGCGCTGGCGTGGCTGTTACAGCGTTCACCGAATATTTTGCTGATCCCAGGGACGTCTTCGATTGCGCATTTACGGGAGAATATGGCTGCTGAAAAATTGCAACTTTCTGAGGAAGTGTTGTCTACGTTGGATGGTATTTCGCGAGAATAA